AAATTCTTTGTATGCGAAAGCTGCTGAAAGAATTGACGCTGCAAAACCATATGTAGCAACTTCAATTTTTGACGAACCTACAGAAGGTGAAGTCGAAGTTGAAGATGAAGTAACTCAAGACCCACAAGAGGATCAAGAATAATGGCAAGAACTTTATTAATTGGTACTGGATCTGAAGTTGGACTTAATAATGCAACAACTCTGAGTAGTGCAACTGTAGTTAGAGTTATCAATCTTTCTGGTGCAGATGCAACAGTCAGTATTGCTAAAAGCAGTACCGGTGGTTATATCAGCACTGCCACTGTAACTCTTCCTGATGATCGTGTTGAATTTTTTGAGAAGGCAGCAGATTCTATTATCTCTGCTTCTTCTGCAAACGTAAAAGGATTTAAAGTAGGATTTACTGGATAAAAACATGAAACTTATCACAGAAGAAATTTCGGACATTCAAATTATCACCGAAGGTAAAGGTGCTAAGAAAAGAATGTGCATTGAAGGTGTATTCCTCCAAGGCGAAATCAAAAATCGCAACGGAAGAATGTATCCTATTCAGACCCTTGCTAACGAAGTAAATCGTTATAACGAAAGTTTCGTTCGTAAAGGTCGTGCTCTAGGTGAACTGGGACATCCCGATGGTCCTACTGTAAACCTTGACCGCGTTTCTCACAAAATTACCTCATTAGTTCAAGAAGGTAATAACTTCAGAGGTAAAGCACAACTCCTTGATACCCCTATGGGTAAGATTGCACAATCTCTGATTGGTGAGGGAGTAATGCTTGGCGTTTCTTCTCGTGGTGTAGGTTCACTCCGCATGACCAACGAAGGTCATAAAGTTGTTGGTGAAGATTTCATGTTGGCAACTGCCGCTGACATCGTTGCCGATCCCTCCGCTCCCGATGCTTTTGTCTCGGGAATTATGGAAGGAAAAGAGTGGGTTTGGGAAGGAGGAATTCTTCGTGAACAACTCGCAGAAAAGACTCAGAAGAGAATTAACACTCTTGTTGACCAAAAAACTCTTGA